CGCTTGGCTTCTGGCTTTCCGTTGCTTTACCCTGAGCAACTGCGGCTCGATGCAAATCGTTCAGGCAATACATCCCATCTTTGTTGATGCCAATCTCATTATCAGCAATAATTAAAACGCCCATGTGATTACTCCTGTTTATGTTGCTGACCATTCAGCATTTACAGGTTCTCACATGGGCGCTTCTTTGTATAACGAGTTATTTTTATCGTTACGATTAACGCTTTCGATTATTGATTACGCTCTACTCTCCTTCTTCACAACCATCGGCCAACACCGCGCGCAGTAATCACCTAGCACAGCAACACCGGCACGCTTGCAACGCTGGCAGGGTTTGAGTGGTTTTTTCATGCCGCACCTCTGTTCAGGTTATGCCGATTAATCAGTTCTCGCCGAGATTCTTCCAGTGATTTGCGCTTAATGTCCAGCTTGCGCAATTCGTGATCGATAAAGTTCAATCGCTGCTCCGGCGTTGGTTCTTTAAAGCATTGCTGTGGTATTTGGCCGTTTACGTTCATGATTCAAGCTCCTTGGCGCGGATCGCGCTGTCAATAATGTCCTGCAAGTCCTGCTCTGCATCTTTATGCCCACGGGCGCCGCACTGTAACGCTTTCTTGATTAGGTGCTGTAATGCTGGGTTAGTCACTTGCCACGCCTTCAGAACGTCATATACGTCTACGTTGACGCCGTGGATTTGCTTCGTGTATTTGCTTTCAGTAATTGGCATATTCCACCTAAAAAAATACCCGCCGAAGCGGGTCAGACCTAACAATAAAAACAACGAGCAATGGATTGGTTGTGGCGTCCTGAATATATTCGACATAGTGGCACTCAGAAACCACCCTCCAACGCAGCTTGCATAAGCGATGTCTTATTTACCACCACATTTAACCACCATCCGTGTAACATTGCGCCCCGCAGAGCTAACAACCAAGCCATTACGCTGTAGACCGAATGATGCTTTAGTGTAGTGCCTAGCCACTGCACGAGCTGGCTAGGGCTTTATTCCGAATCTCTATTTCAGCAAGCTGATTATCCACGTCTTGCGTGGCAAGGTTTAAACCTTGGAGCGCGGGGCATTTTTCAATCCGAGCGACCCGCTTGATTGCCACCAAATGACAATCCTATCTGACATTTCACTTTACGCGGCGCGGCCTGCAACCTTTTTACAGGTAGTCGCTGGCCTGCGTGACTTGGTAACTTAGATATCAAGCTCCAACGCAGTTTCAGTCCCCAGCTTGTTTGTGGTGGCAGGTGCTGATCTCCTGCATTGGTGATATTTGTCACCTAATGAAGCATCTCAAAAGAACTTTCGACTGCACGATTTAATCAGGTGGTGGTCTATTTCAACTCCAATCCTGAACAGCCGCTACAGCGTATCAGCCTACGCATTCACCACATTTAACCACCCTCCGCGCCTTTTTCACCCGTCACCAACACGAATAAAACGAAAGATGGTTAAATTTGGTCGCTGGTCTTTCCCAGTTGTCACTTGTCTTTTTAGGTGTGCAGCTCACCGAGCGCGTATTCTATTGATGGTTTGGCTACCTGTCTTGAACACGCTTGAACATCATTTTTAAGTACATGTTGCTTTATAGTTATATTGCCGGTTACGGAATCCGGCGCACTATCTTTAGTGCCGTCAACAAAATTAATACTACCCACATCATGCACATTGTGCAAGTGTTTTTTACTGCTCAGGCATCAATTTCGATCCGCGATTTTCACCGGTCAGCATCCGAATCTGAAAAAACGGCGTGATCTCTTTGCAATTCATGCCTTTGAATGCTGCGTAGCGACTTGCCATTGATGCCAGCCGGCCTGCTGGACGTGTCGGCCACTGTGACAGCAAGTATTCGATTACGTCATATTGTGTGCGCTTAATTGGTGGTGCCATATCGATCCCCTGTAATTTGTGTCTATGCGGCACATCATAGCACACTATAAATGCGCCGCAAATGGTCAGTATTAGAAGCCGTCCAGCGGTTGCGGCTCTGATGGATCGGCTTTAACCTCTGGTTGCTGCTGCGGCTCTGGTTTTTGGAGTTTTGCTGGGTTGAAGTTTTGCGGCATAAGTTCAGCCTTGCGCTTGTCTTTTGCTGCTGTAATTGTTCGCAGCATGGCTGGGTCGTTTGCGTGCTGCTTGTAATGCTCACCGTAAACACGCTGCAAGTCGTCCACAGTCTGGCAAGCGTAGATCAGATCTGCTGCCGCAGCCGCGCTGGACTTGATAGCCGATTGCGCATCGTCATCATCTTGAACCACACCCATCATTGCAGACAAGTGATAGCGGCGAGCGTATGTTAGCGCAGAGCCATAACCCTGGGGATCTTGCTTTGACAGAGGCATGACCAGAGTTTCAGCCACAAACTCACCACTCTCGTGAATAATCATGGTCTCAAGGTGCAGCTTTCCATCATCTGACGGGATCGGCGTCTGGATCACGCCTAGCTTGTTAGCCTGCAATGCTGGCGCTACCGCCGACCACACGGAATCAAGGTCTGCGTATTTATTTTTCAGGTGCGGGTTCACCTTGTTTTTTGCTGCTGTGCCAATGGTTGACTGTGCGGAAATGAACGCCTTAAAAATTGCTGTTGTTGTTTGTGAAGTTCTCATTTTTTTGCCCTTATTTGATGTTATACATACGCTTAACGTAATCCGGCGTTTCTAGCTCTTGAATGCCACCGCCGTATGCAGGCCAAATGTCTGACTCTTTGCACGCCTTGTACAGCGCCAGCGCAGACTTGTACTGCATGCGCCCGATCTGCAATTGCTCTGGCGTCATGCGCAGCGCTTGGGGGATAAATGGCGCGGTTTTCTCTTGTGCCAGCAAGACAACTTCGCTCGGCGGCGTTCCGTAGGCTGCCTGAAACACGTCATGTTGCAATGCCATTTTCAGGTAGTAGCCGAATTCGAAAGCATCACGGGCGAACTTTTGCAGGTCGGTGCAAGTCTTGTAATCCCAGATGCCGCCATCGGTTGTCATCAGGTCTGGGCGGATCTTCACTTTCACCCCTTCCAGCTCGGCAAAGATTGACATCTCCGGCCAGCCGCCGACAATCTTCGAACTGTACGCATCATCCGCCACGATCACCGCTCGCATTTGCTGGATCATGTCGTATTCACTGGCCGACAACTTCACCTTGCCAGCGTTGGCGGCATCATGCTCCTGCTCGATATGGTCTAGACAGACAATTTCAAGTTCACGGCACTTTTCCAGCATTGTTGCTTTATCAGCAGCCGAAAGACCTTTAATCCCGCGCTCGGTAAACGCCTTTTTCATTTCCGCTACGGTGCGCAGCGCGTGAGGGTATTGCTCGGCATCCACCGCGCGATAAAATTCAGCATCGAACTTTTCAGGCTCAAGCAGTGCCGCGTGACTGCCAGTACCAAATAATAGCGCCTTGGTTTCTTTGCGCTCGCCGTAATACCATTTGGCAGGGCAGGTTTTATGAATGGCGCACAGTACCGATCCGGTGACATATTCGGTATCTGCGTGATACGCCTCGTTGCTTAATTGGTATGCCGTAAAAACTTTCGGTTCCATTTTTGTTCACTCTCTGGTTGCGTTGTCGATGTGGTTAATGTACATTATCAGCACACTAACAGCAAGTACTAAAGGTGAGAAAATGCAAAGCTTAAATCAATCACAGCAATCATCAGTAAACAGCATCCCTCAGTTTCTAGCGGATAACCCGGCGTGGCCGCTATCTAAGCGCATTCGCCACTTCTACGCAGATCACGCAAAAGGCAATATTCACGAAGTGCTTGAGCGCAACGATTGCCCGGTTGATTTGAATGTCATTAAGACGCGCATCCGCGACAATAATTGGACTGACATTGAAAAGATCCTCACCACTCCGCGCCATGAAAGCGTTTTCTCGCAGCGCATTGATGCGCTGGTTGCAGTTCTAAATAAGAATATTGGTAATGAGATGCGCAATGCGGATCTGGTAAAAGCCACTGGTTTATTATCAAAGGACGTGAGCGAGTTGATGAATGCGGTTTACGACCGGTATTTTGGCCTACAGCGCACGCCGACAAATCGCGGATATATCTTCTTTGTAGCAAGCGAGCTGGTAGCAAAAGGTAATGCCACGCAAGGCAATAAAGGCATTGAGTTCGGCGGGATGAAATTCGTTAAGCGCGCAAAAAAACCGGAAGTTAACACCAAGTCGATTAACCCGAACTGGTTCATTGTGAAGCGGTTTCACTAAAATTCAGCGCAATAAAAAGCCCCTCTTGGGGCTTATTTTTTACCTGCAACATAATCAAGTATCGCCAGCCTGCCAGCCTCATAACCAAAGCACACCGCCGCAAATCCGCCGTTATCGGCCACAAAGTTAAGGTATTCGTGCTGCTCTTCGCTAACCGCATCCATCTTCACACCTACGCGCTTTAGCTCTATCGCACAGCTCGACCACTGGCCGGAAGGTTTTTGGCTGATTAGGTCACTCACCCCACCGCGCACACCCATTTGCTGACGCTTGATGTAATGGAATTTTGATCCGCGTGTCTCATTCGGCACATGGAAGAATTTGTATTCAGGGTAATTAAGCTCCGCCCACGAAAACAGCGACACTTGGTCGCCGTCCTCACTCAGTTTTTTTGCATCCGGTGCCGCATAGTAAATACGATACCGTGCATCATTAATACGCTGCTGCGCCTTGGTAATTCTTGCCATCAGTCAAATACCTTCTTCGCGATCACGTCACGTTTTTTACCGTTAATCCGGTGGGTGATCTTACTCGGGGCGCGGAACAGTGGCGCGTACTGCATGAAGTTGCGCGCGTTACCGGATTTCATGATCTTATTGAGCATGGATTTATCATCAACGTGCGGCATGACAGCCTTCATCTTGAATGCGTTTTTTCCGGCCACCGAGTCACCCCATGGGAAGAACACCTCGCGCGCCGTGTACAGTTTGCCATCCAACCGAATCCCGTACTCGAACAGCAAACCTTCTTGATTCTTGGTTGGCTTAATGTTGAATGACTCTACCGGTATAAAGTCGCCTTCGGTGTAATGCTTATTCAGCAACTTTTCGTTAGGATCAATCAGCGTATTCCCGCACTCACGGCACTGGCGCGCGGCTGGGTCGTTTTTGGTTCCGCACCCACGGTGAAGCACCACGCCTGCTGGGTTTTTGATGTCTTCGCAGATGCGATAAGACCAGAAGTGATCGCATCGCTTACCGCTGTGCTCGCCAATACAGCGCCGCGCATAGAAGCTGTTTTCGGTGTTGCACAGTGGGCAGATTTTTAACTCCTTGCGCTGTTTAGCAAAACTCAACTCAGCACGCTCCAAAATCGGATCATGATAAAGCTGACCCATTTCGTGCATAGTCCCTGCGTAATCAAGCACCAGGTGATCGGTTTTCACTATGCCAGCATCAATTTGATACTGCTTGAGTGTGCGCATCCCTCGTCCTAGCAATTGGGTTAGCAATGTCAGACTACCGATTTTGCGCAAAAGCACGCTGGTGTCGATGATTGGTGCGTTAAATCCGGTGGTTAGGCACCCGACCTGCAATACGTATTTGATTACCCCGTCACGCACCTGTTTTAGTAGCTCACGGCGGCGTTTTGTGGATAGGTCATCGGTGATCACCGCATAGCTGCCTTCTGGTAGGTATTTTGCGGCCTCAAAGCAGTGTTTTTTGCCAGAGCAAGTTATCAGCACGCCGTTGCGATCTTTGGTTAGCTCCATCACTTCCAGCATGATTTTTTGCGTCATCGTGCCGTCTGATAGGATCTTTTTCTGCATGGCACGCAATTGCTCTGCGGTAAAGTCCTGCGTTCCTTGCTCGTACATCGGAGCGAACTCGGTCAGGTCGTATTGAACATCGTCATGGCCGTAACCGAAGATGGTCGGCACCAAAAAGCCGCGATTAACCAGCGTCTCTGTGTCGATATTGTAGATCTGCTCTTTCCAGAATCCGCCGATAATCGGATCGATACCGCGATACGGTGAGCCAGTGTAACCAATGATTCGCATCCGTGGTTCTCGCGCCAGTAGGGTTTTAATGATTTTCCCGTACTGGGTTTGAGGCTCGTCTAGTAGCACGTCTTCATCGTGGCACATATGACACTCATCGATGAATAAAAACAGCGGCGCAAAGTCGGCTAGTTGATTATCCAGTGCGCGGCACACGGTGCCTTCTGTGCCGACCACGATCGGGTAATACGTGGATTTCTTGCCGAGACTGGCCGAGAACAGCGAGTTTTTCACGCCAGCACTCCACATTTCTTCACTGTCCTGCTCGGCGATCTCACCTTGGCGGGTGATAACTAGTGCGCGGTGCCCCATCTCAGCCACGCGGTGACACACCATTGCGATAAGTAGCGACTTCCCAGCCCCCACAGTGGCGTTAACGATAACTGGATCACGGCTGGTGCGGATATGTTTTGCCGTGGCTTGGTGCGCTTCCCATTGATAATCGCGCGGGGTAATTTCACCGTAGGTCTTAATCATTTTTCATCCTAATTTGTTGTTTACCTTTTGCGATAGTGTACAATACAAGCACAATATTACAAGGGGTAAATTATGGCTAATTACGATTGGGAGCGCGACCTTAAGCCAAGAATGCTCGGGCTGTGGGCTGATTTCATCATGTCGGCCGTGTCGGTGGATTCAAAGATCTTCAACGGAAAACACCAACCATGTCCGAGCTGCGGCGGGAAAGACCGGTTCCGGTTCGATAATAATCAGCAAGAAAAAGGGGACGGCGGGTACATTTGCAGCCAGTGCGGTGCCGGTGATGGCGCGAAACTTGCGCTAACTGTCACTGGCTGGGATTTTCCAACCTTGGTTGACGCAGTTGGGCGCTATCTTGGCGCGCAACCAATCGAACGCGTACAGGCGGTAAAATCAGCGTCATTCGCGGCCATTAAGGACAACTCGCTCGGTAGCTATACCGACCACCAGCGATGCGTTGAATTCATGGCGCGATGCGTGGATTACCCGCTAACGGCATTTACCGCTCACCACAACATTGCGCCGCCGCAAGTCAAAGTGCGGGAGCGCACTCGCGTGAATGGCGAAGGCATCAAAGAAATGGTCGATTGCAGAATGGCGATCCCAATTCACCGGATTGGCGCAGATCTGACTATTGGCGAGATGTGCAATGTTGCACTTCTGGATAGCAAAGGCGAGATCACCTATCTGGCTGGTGGCGTGTCATACGGCTGCGCGGCGGTTATTGGCGAGGATAGAGCAAAAGCGGTTTATCTTGTATCTGACATCGTGGATGCGTGGATCACTCACTCAATCACTAACGCACGCATACTGTGCGCTATGGATGGTTTTAATCTGGATGAAGTGGCGCACCTTCTGCAACCTGCTGCGGCTGCTGGTCGGCTGCGCATGGCCTGCAATCGTGATTTTGACGAACTGTGCGCGGCTGAGAAAGCGTGGTGCAAAGTAATCCTGCCAGTTGGTGAAACCATTTACGAAAGCCGAGCGTTTGAGATGAAGATTTATGATCCGTCGGTGTTGCTGGATGGGATGGAAAAGCCTAGTGATGAATAGCTCGGCACGATACGAAATAAAAAGCCCTCGTTTGAGGGCTTAGTTTTTTCTGGGATAATCGCTTTCCTTGACTGAAAGCTGTGTGGATTAAAGCATGTATTACCGATGACGCAGTAATTATATACACAGAATGCACAAAAAGAAAAGCCCCGATTAAGGGGCTTGTTTTTTAACTATTACGCTCCAGTACTCCCAAACCCACCAGCGCCGCGATCCGTCTCGCTCAATTCTTCCACCACTTCAAACTCGTTCCGTTCAACGTCAATGATCATGCCCTGAGCGATGCGGTCTCCAATCTGAACACTAAATGCTTTGCAGCTATCGTTGCGAAGCGCAACTTTCACCTCGCCGCGGTAATCGCTATCAATCACACCAACACTGTTAACAAGTCTGACTCCATTCTTGAACCCATGACCACTGCGAGAGTAAATCATTAGCGCCTTGCCTTCTGGGATCTCAAACGACAGTCCGGTGCTAATATCACGTCTATCCAGAGCATTAATTGTGCACGAGCTAGCCGCATAAATATCAAAACACGCAGCGCCCACGGTTGCGTATGTTGGTACTTTTGCGTTTTCGTTTAGTAACTTGATCTTAATCATTTCATCATCTCCCGAAAATCAATCTCAATATGTCGCGCGCGTCCTGTGTACAGGCCTAGCGGTGTAAAAATGGCAATTAAGCAGCTAAACTGCGGTGACTGCTCTTTGCCATTGCGATCTAAAAACGGCGTACCGTCTGGGCGGGTGAACTTGATGCGGTACGGCATTTCAATTACCGTATCAGCTAATTTCTTGGCAAGGCGCACATAGCCGGTTTCTGGTGAAGCTGGCATAATCATGTAAGTGGTGCATCCGCGCTCGGCTTGTTCAGCTGCCTTTTCAACAAACGGCGTGATGTTACTAAATGGCGGATTGCACCAGTTAAACGCCGCCCAATCCAACTCTAGGCAATTCTCCCCGCGCTCATCGAGTGAGTAATAACGCTCTGCCTTAGCAGTGGCAGCCAACGCGCACACGTCTAAATCAAACTTGCGGCCTGCGATACGCTCAAGTGCGTGGATTAAATACCAAGGCGTTTGTGAGCAGTCCTTTTCGGCTGTTTTGATTACTGATGAACCTGTTTTCATTGTTAAGTCCTTAATCAAAAAAGTGGATCGGCGTCAGGCCATTTAGCTACATAAGCTGCGGCTATTTCTTCATCAGAATAGAAAACATGATCGCAATAAGCGCCGCACTGCGAATGATATCTCCCATATCCATTGGTAAATAAAATACAAAACTTCCAATCAGGTAACTCAATAAGTGACTTTACTTTTTTGTCGAATTTTTCTTTCTCGATTTCATCGAACCTTTCTTTCATGTAATCTCTCAGCGCCTCATCCATTATTTAACCCCCCTATGCTGTCGCATGTTTTGCAATGCTGACTCGATTGTGTAAATGAATTGTTGGTCAGCTATCGATTCATCGAACTTATTAGCATCAGCAACCCAATACTTGCGACCAATAGCATCAATTGCGCCGCACGCCATAAGTGACTTGATTACCGGCTCGGCAATCATTGACTCCGCATCTGATTTCTTAACCCGAGCTGTCGCGCTGATGGCTGATGTTATTTCAGAGATCGCCTTTGCCTTACAGATGCGCTGGATTAACTGGCTTTGCTGCATCCCTGTTTCGCGAGTCTTTCCGGTAAGCGCCTGCATGATGCGGCCCTTAATCTCCTCCCACCGCGCAACGCCGCCACGCTCTGATCCGCGCTCGTTTGCTTCCAACGTTGACTCTACGCACTGGATGGAATCGCAAATAAACAAATAGGACCACATCAAAATGGATTGATCGATAAGTCCTTTATTACCGATCGCCAGCGCAGTGGCGACTTTCTGCATGCGCTCATAAGCACGACTCACTACTTGAGAAATGCCAGGGTCGTTCCGGTGGTCCTCAAACTTTGAGCCTAACAGCCGCACTAGTTCGATCGCCTGCTGGTCTGCATACTTAACTTCACTGAATGGCGAGTTTTTAATTAGAGCAAGTCGGCCAATGATGTCGTGACTAGGGTTCTGATGCTTTGCGGCTTCTTCCTCGGTCCTTGCCTTGGCTGGAATGTCATAGGTGCCGATAAAAAACAGGAATCGACCTGCGAGACCTGAATCGATGTTTTCACGACAAATAAAGCTGCCGATATTTTCAGGCGTTGACTGCGCCATAATGTTAAGCATCGGATCTTTAATGCCATCCTCATAAGAGGAAACAATCTCGCTATACAGCCGCTCCTTCCTGCGCTCAAGCTCACCATTGGTCAGGCCCATATCCTTTGACTGCTTGAGAAGTTTTTTCTCCTCCTTTTCGTATTTCTCCTTGGCGTTCTCAATGTCCAGCGCCGAGAACTTTTTTAGCCGGTCCGTGTACGTGGATAGGATCTCTGGACCAAGCTCTGACATGTAATCGGCTCCGCGCTTACTGCCAGAGATGTTGCCCATGATGGCGTGGCATTCATCCAGCAGAAGCGTTGTGTTTCCGCCGGTTAGCATCAACGCTCGGCTAATATCTTTAGCGGATGCAATGCGTGCCAAAACGCTGCTACCTGCGCCAGCTGCAATGGTTGCTTTTTTCAGGTACTGATTACTGTGGTCCTTACCAGACGATGACGCTGACATGCAGATAGTCGCGATATTGCCCTTTAGTCCGGATGGCGTAAGCACCGAGCCGTTACACGTGATCAACGTATGCAGCGCGGCAACAGCTCGCAATCTTGGTTGTGGGCGAATTTCCCCTAACTCTATGTCTGAACAAATTTCACCGGCCAGATAGGGTGGGTTTGATATGTCGTACCACTCACCCACACTGAAATCTTTTGTTAGCTCTGTGTAGACTGACATCAATTAACCAACCTTAAAGAATGCGTTTAACGTGGAGATTCCCGCTTGCACGGTCCGTCTTGGTTGAGAACTTCTTACCAGACTGTCTTGCGTATGAGTGCACATACACCTGAGCCTTTCCAACCAAGCAGCCGGTGACGCAAATCACCTCGCCAACCTGCATATCCTTGAACGGCCACTGCTTGCGGTCGTCAAATTCAATATCACTCATTTCATTGCCTCTCACCGTTAACATGCAGCCATAGTAATATATATAAAAAGCAATGTAAACCACTCCTTTTAACGTCAGCATCACCGCGCGAACCCGAGAAATTTATCCGCTTTGGATAAGAAATTAGGCGTTATCCGAGATTCGGATAAGTGATAAATCCATATATATCATGCACTTAATACGTTTTTATTCCGTTATTCACTTATCCATTTAGATAGAGATATTTTAAAATTTATCGGCAGATAAAAATTTGCGCGCAAATCTTCGGATAACGAATAAATGGAATAAATAATAATAATTAAGTAATAAATAACTATCTTATAGTGGTAAAAAAACCTTATAGAACAATCACTTACGTGATTACATCATACAATTTAACGACTTATCCCAAGTTACTCGAATTTCGGATAAAACGGCAAAAATTTATCCGAAGTTATCCGGAACACAAAAACCACTTGCACCACCTCATGATATTGTGCATAATTGCCACAACAACGAAGCAATGAGGATTAGAAATGATGATCACCAACAAAAACCCGACAGTGAAATTGCAGATCAAGGCTGATGCGGTGGTAGATACCCGCATTTCACTGGACGAATGGAATAGCGCCACCGATGACGAGCGCGGGGAATTGGTCGCTGAACACTGCGCGTTTAACTCGGATGTGGCGATTCTGACTCCAGAGGCTACCGCCAGCGGGATTTCGGCTAGTGAGGCAAGCAACCCTACAGCTTTAGGTGCAGGTGAGCTTACACGGCTTTGTATGGCGTTAAATGATATGCACAATGAAATGCAATTCGAGTGCGGGAAAGTGGTTGGCAAAGGTGAGCCGATGACGGATTTAACCCGTGTTCGTGCTATGTGGGAGCGGTTGATTGTTATTGGGCGGGAGATTGGGCTGTGAAACGAACAATCACCGGCGACACCGACTTGGCTGATCTCGTATTCGCTCACAAAGCAATCGATCACCACATCCGGCGCTACGGCGCTGGTAATGTCGGCCATGAGGTGCTGCATAAAGTGGCTTATCGTGGGCGGACTAAATATGTTGAGGTTACTACTCGCAAGACGCAATACAGCGCGTGCGTGTTGAATGGTAAGCGTGAGTTGAAAAGGTTGTGTCAACATTAACAGGTGATTTATGAATGACGAAATAGAAGAGGTCGAATGCCCAAAGTGCGGCGTTAAGTGCCGAGATTTTACGCCAGAGGCTGATTTCATTGGCTGGCATGGGCATTGTGTGCGGTGTGATATGGGGATGAATAATGAGTAAGCGTGAGAGTGGGTGGTATCGTGTTTTTGTTTCATGGACTGAAAATGCAGTTATTATGGAGTGGGATTCACACACGCAAAGATGGTTTGGATATGGTTATTATGATGGGGATTGCTTTGAGGATGGCGATGTTCAATGTCATGATGAAAAAATGATTATGACTACCGATGGCCAAATCGTCTACAACCAGACAGCGCACGATGCGCGGTACAACACAAGCCAGGAGGGGTGATATGCGAGGGCCATGCAAATCTTGCGGTAACATATTGCACTTAGAGTGCGGCGAGTGCCATTACTGCCGAGATAAGCACGAAAGTGTCGATATTTGGTTGGCGGCGGCAATTGTGCTTGTGGTGATTGGAGTGCTGCTGGCTTGGTTTGGGGTGGATTGGTTGTTTGAATCCACGGTTAAGTTGACTATGAATAATTGGTAAGTGCTACGCCCCGCCCTGTGCGGGGTTTTTTGTTAGAATTGGGGTATGTTTTGAGTGACTTGCAGGTGAATTATGGCAGGCGAAAACGGACGCCCCACTAAGTATCAAAAGGCTTATGACGAGCAGGCGCGGAAGTTGTGCTTGCTTGGTTATACAGATGTTCAGCTAGCTGATTTCTTTGGTGTGGCCGAATCAACAATTCATAAATGGAAGCTTGACTTTCCAAGCTTTTCAGAGTCCTTAAAGGCTGGCAAGGAAAATGCAGATGCCGAGCTGGCATTAACTTTGTATGAGCGCGCAAAAGGCGGAAAACGCATTGTAAAACAAAAGGTTGCTGACGGTGCGATTGTTGATCTTGAGGAGGAATTACCGCCTGACACAACCGCGATTATCTTCTGGCTGAAGAATAGGCAGCCTAAGTTGTGGCGGAATAATCCAGAGCAAGAGGAAGCGAAAGAGCAAGCGCCAATCGAGATCAAGATTGTGGATGCGAGGAAGCCAGAGTGATATAATCTTTCTTGCAGCTAGACCGGCCAGTCGAAAAGGGGACTCGTGACCCCCTGCTGCAATCCTTCATCACGACAACACTCACGAGGTGTGTAATGAACTATCAAGCCATATATTCAAGTTTAATTGCCAAGCGCAAAGCTAAAAAACCACGCGGATATTCAGAAAAGCATCACATCATCCCAAGATGCCTTGGTGGAAGTGATGATCGCAATAACCTTGTTAGGCTTACAGCCAGGGAACACTTCATTGCCCATAGATTGCTTGCGAAAGTGCATGGCGGGAAGATGTGGGCTGCTTTGGCGTTTATGTCTAGGGGTGGAGTTAAGTCTGCTGCCAAGCATCAATGCACGTCGAGAGAGTATGACTACATAAAGAATAAAGACTCCGAATGGCGGTCATGTTTCTATGTCGGCAGTAATAATCCTTTCTTTGGCCAGAGTCATGATGACAGAGCTTTATCGAAGATGAGAAAGCCTAGAGTAAACAAGGATAATCTTTACGGCAGAAAAATACCTCATATTGGATGGGTTATAGGTATGATTAATAGCTACAACCCAAGGGAGACAAGTATTAACCTTGATGTGATGAATACCATCCATAACTCTGTTGGTATATTTCAGCGCATTAACTGCCGAGGATATAAGTTGCCAGCAAAACAGAAAGAACTGGCAAGGCTCGGTAGGTATTTTAGAGCCATGACAATTGAGCGCACTGACATAAGCGGGGTTAATAATCCAAACTACGGCAACGGTCAGGCAATATCAGGTGATAAGAACCCTATGTGGGGTAAGGAGCACAAACAAAGCACAAAAGATAAGATCGCAGAGAAGGCAAGGCGGCGCATAACATGCCCTCACTGCGGCAAGGTTGGTAGTATATCCAATATGCACAGATGGCACTTTGATAATTGCAAGGTGAAAAATGATTGAGGTTCCACTAACTAAGCCACAGCAAGACTTTGTATTTAGCCGCAAAGCGCACCCAGCAATCATTGGTGGGTTAGGATCTGGCAAGTCTCGAGCAGGAACAATGCGCATGATATTGTTGATGCTGCAAGAGCGCGGCATTAACACGCTTTACACCATGCCAACTTATGACCTGCTGCGCTTGCGTGCGATCCCTGGCATCGAAGAAGACCTTCAGATGCTGGGCTTAAAGTACACGCTAAACAAGTCTGAGTTCTCTATCAAGATCCACGGTTTCGGGGAGATGTTTTTCCGCAGCTACGACAACCCAAACCGTCTAATTGCGTTCGAAGTGGCAGCTTCATGCGCAGATGAGCTGGATGTGCTGAACAAAGAGCAAGCCGCGCTAGTGTGGCGTAAAATCTCAGAGCGTACGCGCCAGCCTTGCAAGGCTGGAAACTCCATAGCAGCGGTTACAACACCGGATCAGGGGTTCTCAGGCTTTATCTATGACCGATGGGTAACAAGAGCCGATGAGACAACAGAGCTTATTAAAGCTAGCACGTTGAGCAATCCTTATTTACCAGCAGGATACGTTGATCAAATCCGCTCAAACTACGATCCAGCCCTGGCAGATATGTACATTAACGGTGAGTTTGTAAGTCTAACGGCCAACAAGGTTTATCACTACTTCAATCGCAAAGACCATCACACTGACCGCACCATTAAGGACGGTGACGCGCTGCATGTTGGGCTTGATTTCAACGTTGGTGGGTGTTGTGCGACTGTTTTTGTGGTGGACGGTGAGACTGCTTTTGCAGTTGATGAGTTTGTAAGCCACGACACCAAGGATTTCGTGAACGGGCTGGCAAAATATCGCGATAATCGCGTTACCGTTTACCCTGACGCCAGCGGCAGATCTGGTCGGACTAACGCCAGCGCATCAGACATAAGCATTATCGAGTCGGCAGGATATTCAGTTGACGCGCCTATGGCTAACCCATTTATTCGTGACCGAGTGAACGCCGTAAACGCGCGGTTCAGTCACGGACTTTTATTTGTTAACACGGATCAATGCCCTAAGCTCACGCAGGCGCTAGAAACTCAAGGGTATAATGAGCGCGGGGAGCCGGAAAAGTTCAATTCGCACCCTGCCATCGATGACTGGAACGACTCGTTGGGCTATTGCATTCACCGCCTATTCCCAATCATTCGCCCAGCAACCAATTTCGCAATCTCATGGGGTTAATATGCCATACCGTATTAAAGGCACACTAAAACTACCGAGCGGCCAACCGGCTGCTGGTGTTGATATTGAGTTTATCAGCCGCCGCAATTACTCTCCGCTGCTGATGGACTTGTCAAGCATCATTAAAACCACATCAACCGGCGCATATGACATCACGCTGGAATATGGCGAATATGCTGTTGTCGTGTATTGGGGATGCAATCAGCCGTCACACATCGGCAAGCTGTTTGTGTTTAGTGATACTACTACAGGGCTAGACCTGCAAACACTATTACAGCAGGCAGACTGGCAACCAGCCACGCCGGAATACATTCAGCAAATTCAGGACTGGCTAGCGCAATCTGGCGCTTCAGCTTCACAGGCTGTTAATTCCGCCGCCGCCGCAAAGGCCAGTGAAACCGCCGTCGAAGCCGATCGCGCAGAAGTCGCCAGCAATAAAACAATTGTCGTTAATGCGCAAGCTGATGTAAGCGCCAAGGCTGCTGACGTAACAACGAAAGCGGCTCAGGTTGTAGTAAATACAGCCACTGTAAATGAAAAAACACCGCTCGCTATTTCCGCTGCTGATACCGCATCTCAAAAAGCTGTTGATGCCGCAGCCAGTGATGCAAGCGCGCGTGATGCTGCAACCCGCGCAGAAAATGCCGCCATGGCTATGACTGGCGCAATCCTTGACGGCGGACAGTGTGATTTGTCGTCAGGTTTTTACCCGCAGCCGCTAACCGTGAATGGCAGGAAATACTCAACTGTTTGGTATGTGCAAGTCGGCGGAACCGTTGGTGGAACCACTTATGATGCTGGAGATAAACTTCAATACACCACGGCAAATAGCGGATTTTATTTCCGCATTGACGCGCGTGATGATGTTGTTAGTGTTAATGGTGAAAAGGGCGCGGTAACGCTGAATGCTCAGAAAGTCGGTGCTGACCCAGCTGGCACCGCTTCATCATTGATTGATCGGCACGCAACTAAAGCAGGCGCGCATCCAATCAATGGTGTCTATGGGTTGGATGATGCGCTGAATGGAAGGGTGAGCAAGATTATACAGCTTGCGGATGGGGTTGATTTGAATACTGTAATCGATTCTGGATTCTATCGGTTAAGCTCATCTGTCATGAATGCTCCTGCGGGATTTTCTGTTGCTTATGGGTTGTTGCAAGTTATCCGAGGTAGTGACACGATAACTCAAACCATTGCTGGCTTTTTAGATGGTCGCAGAGCGTCACGCTCAGGCAATCCAGCCAATGTTGGCGGCACAGGTAAATATACTCAGTGGCATGAAATTTATGCTCAAAATAGCATTTTGGGGCAAGTATCACAGCTCGCTGGAGTTCCAACAGGTGCAATTATAGAGCGCGGTTCAAATGATAATGGAGAGTATATAAAGTGGGCTGATGGCACGATGATATGTTATCGACGCGCTAGTATTGAGGCATCTTGTACGCTTCCATATGGAGCAGTTTTATATACTGGTAGTGTTACATGGACATTTCCAGCCCGCTTTATTTCACCACCAGTTACTCCGCCACCTGGCATCAGGTTAGGCACTGGTGCGTCATGGGCGGTACAATTTAGCGCTACACCCACAGAGGCAAATTACTATGTAGTTGATGCAGCAAGCAGGCCTGCTGGGACTCAGGCTGAGTTTGTTGGCTTTGCTATCGGCCGCTGGTTTTAATCGCTAATGGCACCCCAACTGATATAATCCCCCAAACACGGGGGATTTTTTATGAAAGTTGATTACCAACATCCTGATTACAAATCATTCAAGCCACGCTGGGACATTGTTGATGATGTTTCCGGCGGGCCGTATGTCATGCAGCAAAAGGCTAGTAACTATCTGCTGAAAATTGCGGACATTCCTAATGCGACAGAAGCGCAATTACTCACGGCGCAAAAGCGTAACCAGCAATATCACACACTAGCGCGGTTTAGTGGGTTTACTGGATCAACTGTGACCGGCTTTGTTGGTCTCATGTTTATGCGTGAGCCTGAGTTGTCAGTGCCTGCGCAAATTGCTGACTTACTGAATAACATTGACGGATCCGGCGTGACGTTGGAGCAGCAGGCCAAATCTGCGGCTGCCGAGGTTGTGAAAAACAGTCGCGTGTTTATCTGGGCGGATTATCCGGCTAATGTCGGTCAGCTATCCAAGGCTGAGCAGGAAAAGTTAAACATTCGACCGGTCATCAATAAGTGCGATGCAGCTGATGTGATCAACTGGCGCATGGAGCAAGTGGGCGGGATCAAACAACTAACGCTAGCCGTAATTCCTGAGCTGTACGTTACCGAAGATGACGGATTCGAGCAGAAAACTAAACCGCAATGGCGCGTGTTGCGGATGCGTGATCGCGTTTATCATGTTGAGGTTTACCGCAAAGACGAGCGCGGCCAATTCGCACTGGTTGAAGATGTTATCCCGACTGACGGACACGGCAAGTCGTGGGAGTACATTCCGGCCACGTTCTGTGGTGCGGTGAATAATGACGCCACGCCGGATGATCCGATGATGGAGGAAATCGCCCATCTGAACATCGGTCACTTCAGAAATTCAGCCGACCTTGAAATTTCATCCTTTGAGATGCGCCCGACCATTGGTATTAAGATGTCGAAGCAATGGTATGACGACGTGATGAAAGGTCAAATCACTATGGGCGGCGCTATTCCTTTGCAGTCAGATGGCGGCGGGATCGAAATGGTGCAGGCATCGCCAAACGACTTGGCGCTAAAACTCAAGGACGACAAAAAGGCAGATATGATCGCCCTGTGCGCTCGAATTATTGAGCCACAGCGCACGCAGCGCACGGCCACCGAGGCGACAGGCGATATGATTCAGTACACTTCTCGCTTGTCCGGCGCTGCGGATAACCTGTCGTCTGCGTATACTTTCGCGATTAACTGTATGGCGCGGTATATGGGTCTGCCGGAGGATTGCGTTTATCAGCTGAACACTGATTACAATACCAATGCAATGTCGGCACAGGAGCGGCAGCAGTTGATCACCGAGTGGCTACAAGGTGCGGTGAGTGATTACGACTATTGGCGAAATCTTACGGCGCAAGGGATTGTTACCGAGGATTTTGACGAGTGGCAGGCAATGATGGATAGCAAGTCTGCGCCAAGCGCGACCACCGGTGATCAATAATGGAGCGGGGCGAAAGCCCCTTTTCTGCGCATGAAAATAGATAAAATTCACACAGGGCAAAGTATAGTTGATTACGCGCTCGAGATGGCGATCTGGGCTAATCAAATCGCATACGGGCAGATTGGCGATATTAATCAAGTGCTCGACCAGCTTGAAAAGCAGATCTCCGCCATCGTTTACGCGCTAGACACTGATGACATTGGATCGCTCAACAAAAAGACCGTCACGCGATTACTGTCTGACTTGCGCAATGCTGAGTCGGCAGCTATGTCGCAGCAATTGACCGAAACGGTATCTACCATCGGCCAGATGACAAACATCATTGGCGCGGCAGAAGTTGCGGTGCTTACCAAACTAACCAAGCGGCAAATAAAGGCGCTTACCGATCCATTCAAAGCGGCGCTAGATACTCCGATTGCGGCTGTCGGTGAGATGTTGTCTGGATTCGTTGATGGCCTGGAAAGCGCGGTTAGTTCCAAATTGGAACGCACCATCCGCACAGGCATGGCAAATCACTGGACGCTGCAAGAAACCGTGCGCGCCATGAAAGATAATTTCGATACTATCAAGCGGCGTGATGTTGAATCAGTCGTGCAAACGGCTTGTCATCACGCGTTTGAGTCTGCGCGCATGGCTGTTTATAAGGCCAACAAGATCGAGCAAGTGCAGTGCGTGATTACGTTGGACACGCGAACTTGCCGCAACTGCTTTTCACTGGGTGGAATGATTGTTGATATTGACAAGGCGCCGCGCTATCCACTCCATCCGCGCTGTCGGTGCGTGACCATTCCGTATCTTCCTGAGCTGGCCGAATATGACGAAGGCGCAACACGGGCTAGTATTGGCGGCTACGTGGATGCGAATACATCGAGTTTTGACTGGTTCAGAAAGCATGACCGCACATGGCTGGATGACGTCTTTGGCCCAACCATCGCGGCAGTCATTAAAAAGCCAGGCATGACGGAAGAGAAATTCCGCCGATTGACGCTTGATAAACAATACCGGCCGCGCACGATTAAGCAAATTACACAAAAAGCGGAGCAAATGGGCTTGCTATAATAGGCTCGAAATTATTTGGTATAATGCACCGCATCGGTACGGTGTACTATTTTTGGAGTTTGTGACTCATGAAGTTTCGCAATCAGTTTTTGAAATACATGGCTCCGCAAGAAGGTGACGGCGGAGAAGGTGCAGCGCCGACAGGTGCAGAGCAACAACCTGAACAAGTCGATGTAAAAGCATTGCAAGATGAATTAGAGCGACTGCGTGCGCATCACGACAAGCTGCTGACTGAAACCAAGGCAGCAAAGGCTGAACGTCAGCGCCAAGAGGAAGCGGCACGACAAGCGGCAGAAGAAGCGGCGCGCAAGTCTGGCGATGTGGAAGCGCTGGAGAAAAGCTGGCAAGGCAAGTATTCAAAACTGGAAAGCGAAGCGAAAGAGCGCACCGAAAAGCTGCAATCGCAGATTAATTCGATGCTGGTTGATAGCGTGGCATCAACAATGGCGCTTGAATTAGCCGTTGAGCCGGAAGTAGCCGATCTGCTGGCCGAGCAAATTAAAAAGTCATTGGGCGTAACTGAGCGTGACGGTAAGCTGATTACAGCAGTGCTGGAAGATGGCAAGCCGTCAGCGATGACGATCGATGAACTTAAAAAATCAGTGCAGACTAATCCAAAGTTTGCGCGATTAGTGAAGGGATCTCCGGCCGGCGGTGCAGGCTCAGGGGGTAGTAAGCCGTCCGGCGGTGCTGGTGGCGTTAAAACATTAACTGAGCAACATTTAGAATACGCCAAACAACACCGTAAATAAGGGGTAAAAAATGGCAACTACTCGTTTATCTGATCTGGTAATCCCTGAGCTGTGGACTCCTAACTTCCTGCTGGAGTCTAAAGAACTGACCGCATTCTTTGCGTCAGGCATCGTGGTGCAAGATCCGATGATGGCAACTCTCGCCAATGGCGAAGGCTCTACTTTCAACCTGCGCCACCTGAATGATCTTGCGAATGACGCGGAGAACATTTCCAGTGATGATCCGTCACAAAAGTCTACTGCCAAGAAAATCACTGGCGCGTCACTGAAAGCCGTCAAGTGTATGCGTAACCAAAGCTGGTCAAGCATGGACTTGGTCGCCGCCGTTCACGCTCCTGATCCGGTTGACGCTATCCGCTCACGCATTGCCGCATATTGGCAGCGCCGATTCCAAGCGTGCTTGGTTTCTCAATCAGTTGGCATTATGGCTGCCAACAATGGCGGAAACAAAGATATGATCTACGACCACACCGAAGTTGGTGATGGCAAGATCTCCGGTGTGGCGATCATCAATGCGCGCGCAACCATGGGCGACGCCGCTGACGAACTGGACGTAATCGTCATGCACTCAGTGTGTAAAGCTAATCTGGATAAGCAAAACCTGATCCAGTACCTGCGTGACAAAGATGGCGCGTTGATTGGTGAGACCTACCTCGGTTTCCGCGTCGTGGTTGACGATGGTATGCCGGTTGACACCACTACAACCCCTGGCACCCCGATGTACACCTCCATGCTGTTCAAGTCTGGATTCTTCCGCATGGGTATGGGTACGCCAAAGACCCCGACCGAGATCGAGCGCGTAGCATCAAGCGGTAACGGTGAAGGTGAAGAGATCCTATACTCTCGCCAGCAATTCATTTTGCACCCGACTGGCTTTAGCTACATTTCGTCTGTTGACAACCCGGCAAACACTGAGTTTGTGAAAGCTGGCACTTGGAAGCGTGAGTTTGATCGCAAGCAAACCCCGCTGGCATTCATCAAAACCAAGGGGTAATCGATGGAAGAGAAAGAGCCTCTACCACTGAAAGCTGATGCAAAGCGGGTTGATGAACCCGCAATCATCGACCTGCTGCGTGCTTCTGTATGGGATGCTGAGCAGAAGCAGGAGCAGAAGGTGGATCAAAAGCGTCAGCGAGTAAAACCGGAAGCCAACCAGTAAACTTGCTACAATAGCCCCATTATCGGGGCTATTTTTTTGGGTGAAATATGGCACTAATCGGATACGCGACAGAGCAAGAGTTAACCGAATACGCAGCGGATCGCGGCATTACGCTAGGCGATAGCAAGACTCCGGCGCAGTTGCTTACACTGGCGCTGGACTACATCGAGTCATTCGAGCCGGAGCTGGACGGGCAGCGCAAGGAGCCTGATCAGTTGCTAAGCTGGCCGCGCACCATTTGCAGCGGTATCGTGCCAATCGCTATTAAGCAGGCGCAGATCATTGCAGCCATTGAGATCGACAAAGGAACGCAGCTGTTTAACGTCGCTGATGGTGCGCAGCTTAAGCGTAAAAAGACTGGCCCAATCGAGAAAGAGTATTTCGCTCCAGCTGACGCAGTGACCACCGTCCCGCAAATTGATGCACTAATGTCGCCATTTAAGCGCGGAAGTGGGTTTTTTGGCATGGTGACGCGCGTATGACGACTATTGCATTTGACGGGAAAATACTGGCGAGTGATTCACTGGTTACGTGTGACGGGATGATTTGCGGAGATGTAACCAAGATCCATCGCATTGATGGTGGATACATTGGATGTGCAGGTGATCTTTCAGATATTGCATCAGTAGTTTATTGGCTGCAAGGAGTATCAGACAAACCTAAGGATGTGGCCGTATTCTCGGCGATTATTGTGCTTGATGATGGTCGAGCATTTGAAATGGATGAGAAAATGGTTAGGTTTCAGTGCGCTATTCCTAACGCCGTAGGATCTGGCGCTAAATATGCGTTAACAGCAATGAAGCTTGGCAAGTCAGCCAGTGAGGCCGTGGAGGTTGCTATCTCAATGGATATTTATTCTGGCGGGGAGGTTGTTTCGCATGATTGCAGCGGCAAAAAATAAAATAATTCCAGCCGCGTTTGCTGCGCTGGTTGTTTTTTCAATGGCTAGAATTATTGGATCTGAAACATGGGAAGCTGTTTTGTTTTTCTCGATCGGCTATTTAGCAAAGCAAATTTTAGATAAGTAGGTTCGCGTATGAGTTACCAACAAGACGCTAAAGAGGCTTATGCCGACATTCTCGAAGATGGTGCGCTGATGACTATTCGGCGCGTTACTCTGGGCGAGGATGATTTAACCGGCGACACTACCGAGCAGATTACCGATCAGCGCCTACCGTGCATCGTACTGCCAGATAAAGAGGTATTATCTGATGGCGTTATCGCTGGCAGTCTGACCGCGCAGAAATCACGGAAATGCATTGCGGCAGCCTATGGCGCTAAATTCGTGCCAACCAATGGCGACAAGTTAGAATACAGCGGACAGTGGTGGACGATTTTAGGTTGCTCTCCGCTAAACCCTGATGGAAAAACCAACATCATTTTTGAATTTGGCATTCAGCAATGAGTCGAACAGGATCATTTTCATTCCAGCTTAAAGGCGCGTGCGACGCCATTAAAGAGGAAATAATCCAGAAGCAAAACCGGATCATACTCAAGCTGTTTAGCGCGTTTGTTATGGATAGTCCGGTGGATAAAGGCTCATTCCGTGGTAGCTGGTTCGTGTCGTATGGATCGCCTAATCTCGAACTGAAATACGATGCGCCAGAAAATGGCATTTCTAAATCAGCAGCCACGCAGGCCAGCATTGATCGCATGGTTGGGTTTTTGGCTGGATTTAATGGCGGCACGCTGTGGATCACGAACAACCAACCGTACGCGCAGCGCTTGGAATATGGCTGGTCTAAGCAAGCGCCTGAAGGGATGGTGCGCAGAAATATTGCACGCTTTAATCAGATCGCTAAGGACACGAAATGAACCACTATCTTGAGTCTCGCGCCGCAATTGTGACGGCGCTAAAAGCGGCGATCAGAGAGATACCGCTTTACACTGAGAATAAGCCAGCGCCTGCCAGTGGTGAATATATTCAATTCTGGTTTGACCCTGCCAGCCGATCCGCTGTGACGCTGGGCGAAGGTGGACAGGATGAATTAACAGGATTTGCGCAGATCGATGTTGCATACGAAAGTGCTGGCGGATTTAAGCGACCGCTTGAGTTGCTGGGCATTGTCGAATCAGCGTTTAACCTTTCGCGCCAGCTAACGTACGGTGCGACCACGGTAAACATCACCGGATTGGATGCATCACCGGCGCGTAACGATGACACCAACCGGTTTATCCGCAGCGTAACCGTGTACTACCGATACCGAAAAAGTCGCGTGTTATAATGCGCATAGTTAGCTAACTGAGGAAAAGATAATGGCCACTGGCGCAAACGTAACGGTCTATTTCGTAAAAGAGACCACACCAGGCATTACCCCTGCAACACCAGCATGGAAACCGATCGGGTATAAATCAGACTCACTGAAGCGCGAGCAACCGGTATTTCAGTCCGAACGTATGCGCGGCGACCGTATGAATGCGCCGAGCGTTAACGGCGTGCCGAAGGTGTCCGGCGAGATCGCAACCGAACTGGTATATGGCGAGCAAGACGATCTGATTGCTGGCGTATTTGGGCAGGCCGACTGGACGCTGAATAAAGTCAAAGTTGGCAAGGTGGATCAGTCGTTTTCCATCCTTGAAAAAATGGACGGCGTATCTGGCAAGATGTGGCGCATTTACCGTGGCTGCGTGGTTAACTCGCTGGCGTGGAATATCGAAGCGTCAAGCATCATTACCGCCAATTACGGATTTGTCGGCACCGAAGCTGAGATGTTGGATGCGGCGCCGGAAGGCTCAACGTTTGGCACGCCAAGCCAGAACACGCCAATGACTGGTCTAATCGGCACCATGAAGGTAGACGGTGCACCGTATAACTTGATCACGTCCATTTCGCTGAGCATTGATAACGGCGCAGATATTCGACCAGTGGTTGGTAGCAATAAATCACTCCCGATCACGCTGCGTAACTCCACGGCGACCGGCAACATGACGCTGTATTACGAGAATTCAGCAATGGCCGAGAAAGCGCAGACCGAAGAGCGCCTGTCGATGGAGTTCGTTTTCAGTGACGGCGCAGACGCTGCCAGCGGCAATCGATACAAGATCACGGCGACCAAAGTGAAGCCGTCAGACGCATGGCCGACCATTGAAGGTGCTGAGGATATCATGATGCCGGTAACGGTTAACTATGAGCCTGACAGCGCGACCGGCACGCACATCACCATTGAACGAATCGCCAAAGGGGCATAAATGGCAAGTTTCCGCGATTATGAGGCCGTGCAAACGGCCACTGTTGAACTGTTTCACGGCGAATCGTTACAGGTTCGCTCTGTTTCTTCGCCGGAATTTATGATCAAGGCGCTGCCGCTGCATCGTGAGCGAGCGACTAAGCAAGATCTGACTGCAGAAGATGAAACGCGCATTAACTTAGGCATTGCCTTTGCACTGGTTGAAAGCTGGACGTTTGACGATGAGCTGACGCTAGAAAACTTTATCGCAATGCTAGAATCGCCAGCATATGCGCCGATTGCTGGGGAAATCTGCAAGCGCATTGATCGCGCCGGTTGCAATATGGACTCATTCGTTAAAAAAAAGTCAGTCGACTTATTGAATGGCTCAAGCGAAGCTGGGATCTTGACCGACCAACCGGAAACGGAGCGGAAACCAGACGCCAAGCGCTCGAAAAGATCCACAAACAAACCGGACGCAAGCCGAAAAGCTTAGACATTGGCGAGCCGCCGCACGAGCTGCTGTACATTTTGAAGATATTCAACCAGATTGATGCAGGTGGCAAGATAGACTGGGTTCAGATTGACGCATGGCAGCGTGTGAGTGGGATTAAGTTAAGCCAGCTTGAGATCGACGTGATATTGGCGGTGAGTGCTGCGCGCGGATAAAGAAAAAGCCCCGAAAGGGGCTTAGTTGTTCTCAATCTGTAGATCGTGAATAAAACTTTTACCAATTATGTTTGCAAAGGCGATGACGCGATCTTTTGCTAGCTGATAGATGTCTTTGTAATGCATTCCTGAATCCATTCCCTCCTTGATGGCTTTTTCTATAACATCGTCTGCCGTGGCGACTTGCATTAATTGCTTTATCGTCATAATTTCGCGCAAGTTCTTATACTTAGCCTCGATGAAAAACAGCGCGTTATTCTCCATCTTCGCCAAGTTTGTGTAATACATTCCGGCAGACTTCGAGCCTTGCGATGTTGCGTAATCAACAAACTGCTTAATTATGTCAGTTTTCTGCAAGTAAACGGCTTTGCCATCTGACCGAACATTCTGCCAGCTCGGATCTTGCCTTTGCGCAACCAATCTCGCCAGCGTGCTGCGCATCCGTATAAACTCTTTCGCGATCTTAACTTTTAAAGCTACAACTTCTGGCGTGTTTTTCATTAACATCGCAAGAAAGGTGAATTGATCCTCATTGAGCAAATAGCACTTAACTGGCCGACCGCCTTTTTCGCCTTTTGGTTTTGCGGTTTCAAACCGCATAACTCCGAACTGCTCAAACTGTAGCAGATGCTTATCAATGGTCTCCTTTAGGTTTCTGTGCTCCTTGTATCCCATGCGAGCAAACAGATCAAATGTGCTTACCACTGGTACATCATTGCGAATAACAACCAAGTCGTTCATTTTTTCATCCTGCGGTTATTGGATAAAATCATTATAACACGGTTATTGTTATTTGCCGCAAAAACCATCAATACTTAATCGTGATGCCACCAAGTTAATACGCGCACCGCAACCTTGCCCATAAATGCCAAAGCAAGCAATTGAAATGCGATCATTGACGGCTCACCAAAGAAGATAAATAGCAATGACAAGAACATCACTACATTACACAGCGCGCCTGCTGCTTTTAGTGGCTTACTCGTTAACTGGGTGGTCACTTTCATGGCTTAATCCTGTGCTGTTTATGTGTAGTTACTGTATACGACATGCACAATATCGTCAATGGTAAAATCAGCAAAACACGCGCGAGGACTGATAAATGTCACAAGATGCTTCATTGAAAATTAAAGTCGAGGCTGGGGATGTAAAAAACGCTACCAGCGCGCTCGATAGGCTAACGACCGCAGGTGGTAGGACTGAAAAGGCGATTGGCGGATTGGTCGCTAAGGCTGCCGGACTGGTGTCTATTGGTGCAGCGATCAACAAGCTGGTGCAGACTCAACGCCAATTTGATGTGCTTAATGCTGGCCTGATAACTGCCACAAAATCAATTGACGGCGCGAGCGAGGCATTCGCAGAACTTGAAAAGTTCGCCGCAACCACTCCATACACGCTTGATCAATCAGTGCAGGGTTTCACCAAGCTGGTAAACCTTGGCCTTACTCCGTCACAAAAGGCGCTGGAAAGCTACGGCAATACAGCGGCAGCGATGGGTAAAGATCTCAATCAGATGATCGAAGCTGTTGCAGATGCCGCAACCGGTGAGTTTGAACGCCTAAAAGAGTTCGGTATTAAAGCTAAATCAGAAGGCGATAACGTTTCATTTACCTTCCAAGGCGTGACGACCACAGTCAAAAAGAATGCTGACGAGATTGAGCAGTATTTAATGAAGCTGGGCGAAACTCAGTTTGCTGGCGCGATGGCAAACCGCATGGCAACGCTGGATGGGGCGCTTTCTAACCTGCAAGACTCATGGGATTCATTATTCCGCGCGGTATCATCACAAGGCACCGGTGGATTAATTGAGGATGCCGCACGCCAGGCCACGGCGGCGCTGGACGAATTGCAGGCAATGTTAGTTTCTGGCGAGATGGCCGGATACGCAGAAGCAATGGGCGTCGCGTGGTCATCCACATTTAGAAATATCGGTGACGGTTTATCACTGGTTGACGAATACGTGCAGGAGGTATTCAAGTCATGGCGCGATGACGGCACCGATACGTCAAATTGGCTGTCAGATGCATTCTGGCAATTCCCGCAAAACATCAGTGCCGCTATCAAGATCGCAGCAACAGAAGTGAGCGCATTCGCTGATAAAGCGCAGATTTATGCCAACAAAATCAGCGCATACCTAACTCCTGAAAACTGGTTCAGTGGCGTAGATATTGGTGATTATTTCGACCAGCAACTAACCAAGGTAGATCAGCGCGTTTCCAGAGAGTACGCAAAGATCACCACCACTTACCGCAAAGAGATCGCCGCCACAGACACAGCACTGCGCACGGCCACAGATCGCCGACTAGAGTATGAATTGGAGGCAATGAACCGCCAGCAAACAAACCTTGCAAAATTCAAAGTTGCAGGCGGCGGTGATTCATCGGCGGCAGCAAAGCCAGACAAAAAGGCCGAGGCAGAGGCCAAGAAATTCGAAACGCTGCAATCGCAGGCAAGTCAGTATTTGCAGCAGGTAGCACGTGACGCGATGACCGAGCAGCAGATTATTAGCGATGATTACGCGATCAAAATGGCTAAATTGGATGAATACCTGTCTAAAAAGGCAATCACCCAGCAAGAGTACGATGCGGCAGAGTTAGCAGCCAGAACTGCATACGTTGATCAAATGGCCGCGCTTGATGCAAAACAAGCAGATAAGTCGATCCAAGAGGCCGAAAGAGCCGCAGAAACAAAGAAACGACTAGATCAGCAATTGCTTGGCGCTCAGATGCAATTCGGATCTGAAATGCTGGGCGTGATTGAGCAAAACGCAAAGGAAGGCTCAGCAATCCAGAAGGTGGCATTTGCGGCCCAAAAAGGCATGGCAGCAGCGCAAGTAATCATGCAGGCCAACGTTAACGCAATGGCGGCAATGGCTCCGCCACCGCTAGGACTTGGACCAGTAGCTGGCGCAACAATGGCGGCCAGCATCAAGTCGATGGGATACGCATCGGCAGCGGTGATCGCCGCGCAGGGATTTGCAGGCATGTTCGACAACGGCGGCAACATCCCATCCGGTCAGTGGGGTATCGTGGGCGAATATGGCCCCGAGATCGTAAAAGGCCCAGCCAATGTAACAAGCCGCAAGGACACAGCGGCGATGGCACGTAATGCTATGAGCGGCGGTAATGGTGGCATAGTGATAAACCAAAACATCGTAGTGCAAGGCAACGGAGACCAAGCACTAATCAGCGCCATGCAAGAGGCCGCGCGTAAAGGGGCGCAAGACGGGTATAATCAAGTCAGACAAGACTTTGCGACAAACGGCAGCATTCGCCGGATAGCGGGGGTTTAATGACTTATCCAGAATTGCCGGAGTGTATCCGGCCTTCTAGCTTGGATCTCAAGCTGAAATCAAACGTTAAGCGGCACGTTAGCCCGTGGACGGGTGGCACGCAGACGGTAGGATTTACCGGATCACGCTGGCAGATCTCAATGTCATTCGACAATCTAAACGACTGGGAGAGTCGCCAGATTGATGCATTATTCTTTGGGTTGGACGGGCATGGGCGCATTAAGCTGCGCGATTACGGTAGGTGCGGGGTGGTGCCGCAGGGTGCGCCAATTGTTTTCGGTGCTGGGCAGCGCGGGACTATTCTTGCAACTCAAGGCTGGCAAGCTGGCCGGTTAGTGCTGCGCAAAGGCGACTTTTTCACTGTCCAGAATGAGCTAAAAATGCTCACTGCTGATGCATGGTCGGACACAAATGGCCGCGCCACACTGGAATTTACCCCGCAGCTGCGCAACGAAACGCAAAACGGCGATCTGATTGAGACGCGCGAACCGTGGGGCATTTTCATGCCAGTCGATAACGATATGAGTGCAAGCCGCCGGCCGGCGTTTGTGAATAGCATTAAAGTGGATTTCGTGGAGGCTATCGATGTTCCATCCGTTTAGTGATGATGTGGCTCGCGCCCTAACCCAGCCACACGTTGATGTGATCGTGGGTGTGGAGGTGTTTGCACCCACAGGCACCGTGCGCGTGCATACCGGCACCGGTAAACAAGTGATGGCTGGACAGCTTTTCTTAGGTGTGGGCACGCTGGGCGCAATCGGCCAGATTAAAGAGGATGGCAGCACAACGCCGAAAGAGTTTACCTTGTCGCTGTCACTGCTTGAGGCTGGCATTGTGGCGCTGGCACTGAATGAGCAAGTTGTCGGCTCGAAAGTAAACCTGTATATCGGCGTGGTGCGGAATGGCGCGGTTGTGGCAAGCAATCGACTGATTAGCGGCGAGGTATCAGCATCCACAGCAAAGGGAGGAGACGAAAACCTGTGGACGCTTACCGTGGCCGGAGAGATGGCGGCTTGGGATCGGATCCCTTCTGACCGCTATACGGATGAGTCACAGATGGCTCGGCGTGGCGGGGATCGGTTTTTCCGGTATATCGGCCAGATGGCGGAGCGGGTGATAGCTTGGGGATCTAAATCTGACGCACCGGCGTTTATTTATAAGTGATTGGGCGGCGGAATGAAGAAAGGGGCGTTAAGCCCCTTTTGTTTTAATCCACACGCACTGGCATGATTAAAATTTCTGGATTGCCAAGCCATTCATTGCAAAGCGCGTCTTTTGTTGTGTAAAGCACTGCGTCGCTTGCATTTTCCGGTATTTTGCAAGTAATTGATGGAAATTTAGAACCAGAGCAATCAATCGCCTTACATGCCGCTTGAAGGTATAGCGGATTAATCGACGGCATTTGAGTTCCGGCTGGCTTCTCCTTAGCTATCGAAATTAATTTATCAATGTCTGGGTATCTTCCATCAATGATTTCAATTGCACCCATAGACAAAATTCGACCGAAAGCATCAATGTGCTCTGCGTAGCTTTTCTTTCCAAGAAGATGAAGTGTTGTTGTTTTTGCTTTTGCAGGAATGGCGTGCTTTACCTTGACGATGACGCCAGATCTTACTTTTGATCCGTGCTCCATGCGAATTGCCATATGGCCATTAGTTGCATAGATGTGCTTTCTGGAGATAAACACGCCATTAAGGTAATACCTTACATCTGATTTGGCTTGAAAAATCATTGCTGCTCGAAGGATATTTGATTGAATTTTCATTTCTCACACCTTTCAATGTCAATTGTTGGTCTTAATTAAATCAATTCTACTCACAATCAACACAACATGCAAGCAAAAGTGACCAATAAATACCACTCGCCTAATGGCGTATAATGTGACCAGTTAATCGCAGCGTGGTGGGTTATGACCAAAATTGAAACCAAAATAAGCGTCACTGGGGTGGATGTAATAAAAGATTTGTTTGATGTATTGGCTGAAAATTACGACCAATTACCAGAAAACGTCAAGCGATCATTGGAGGCTTTAATTGATGGCGAGTCTCTAACTTGGGACTCTGACTGGCTAGCAGATCACGGATACGACGGAATGAGAGCTAGTGTTTTTGTTGACGGTAACAAGCTTGAGCACGTTAAATGTCTGTACCCATTCCGCAAGGTTGTTGCCTTTTACGATGAAAACAACGTAATGCGGGAAATCAAGGCCGAGCACGCACAGATTAAGCTTGATGATGGTTACATCATCCGCGAATGGTAATCCCACCCGCGCTGTATAATGCCCTCATAACGGAGGGCTTTTTTATGCGCGTTCAAAACTGGCAAACAAAACTCGTTGAAACACTGCAAAACCCCATCTATCGGACATGGAAGCGCGGTACGGCTGACTGCGCGTTATTCGTGGCTGATTGCTGCGTGGCTGTATCCGGCAAAGACCCTGCGGCAGAGTATCGCGGCACGTATGACAGCGCGCTGGGGGCAAAAAAGGCATTACTCAAATTTGGCAGCTATGAGGCGGCATTGTCGCGGCACTTTTCAGAGATTGATCCGCGCATGGCGCAACGTGGTGATGCGGTGACATTTGTGCTGGATGGGATTAAAACAGTTGGCATTTTGTGGGCGGGTAAAGTGGCAACACTGACAGAAGATCAGGGGTTAATTTTGATTGATGTAAAACCAGAGCGCGCTTGGAGGGTTGAATAAGTGGGTATTGTAATCGGCACGATCCTCGGCATTGCGATCACCGTAGAAACGGCGCTGGCGGCAGCATCGGCGCTGTTTAGCATCGTCATGACACTAACAGCCAAGAAGCCGCAAATGCCATCTATGGCACGTGGGCAGGCTGAGCGTAAGCAGACATTGCGCAGCTCGACCGCGCCTAGTGATTGGGTGTACGGCCACACTGTGAAGGCTGGTGTGCTGACATTTGCCGAGGAAGAGGCTGGCGGCTGGCAGGATGACACCCCAGATCCAGAGCAGAATCAGGGTTACGTTGAATGGCTGCACATGGTTTTGACGATGTGCGATCACCCTATCGAGCGCATCGACCGTATTTGGTTGAATGACGACCTGGTAGAGACATTTGGCGGTAATGCGTCCTATGACCTGTGGAATAACCGCACCACTGCCGACCAATTCATGCTGCAAAATTGCCCAAGTTGGAAATCGGACATGATCGGGCGCGGGTTGACTGCACTGCGCATGTCACTGCTGTTTAGTCAGAAGAAATTCCCATCCGGCATTCCTAACGTAAAAGTCGAGATCTTCGGGCGCCGCATTTACGACCCGCGCGATCGCGTCACCAAGTGGTCGGATAACGCCGCACTGGTGTATCTAGACTTCATTCGCAACCATCCAAAAATCAAAGTGCCGGACGAGCGGATCGACTGGGAGAGCTTCAAGCGTGCAGCCAATATCTGTGACGAAATCGTAACTCGACCAGATGGAAAACCTGAAAAGCGTTACACAATCAACGGCGCATTCGACCTGTCTGAGCGACCATCAGCGATCATGGATGACATGCTGGCAGCTATGAGTGGTGAGCGCACCGAGTTTGGCGGCCTGCATGGGGTTATGGCTGGCGCATATTACGGCGGCGCTCCTATTGTTGTTACTGGCGGGATGATTATCAGCGGGGTTGACATAACCCCAGAATCAGCGCGCCGCGACCGAGTGAACACCATTACCGGAACATTTGTCGATCCAGAGCAACTTTATATTGAGACTGATTACCCAGAAGTGCGCGTTGCTGAGTGGGTGCAGCAGGACGGCGAAGAGTTAAAAGACGACCTGAAATTGCGCTTCGTGACATCTGACTATCAGGCACAGCGCCTTGCTAACATACAGATGCGCCGCAAGCGCCTTGGCCGAACAATCGCATTCAAGATGAACGCCAGCGGCTATGGTATCCGGCAGGGCATGTACATTCAGCTTAAATTACCAGAAATGGGAATTGACACTGAATTGCGCGTTATTGACTGGTCGCTAGATCCGTCTGATATGTCAGTGGCAATCACCACGCGCCAAGACGGGATCGCGGTGTGGGAGGATGCGGTAGGCCAACCAATGGAGCGCCCGCCACTGACTAACCTACCTAGCGGTATCCCTGCGCCGTCAAACATCCAATACCGCACGGAAGTGATCGGCGAAGTGGTGCAGGGCGTATTGACGTGGCTAAACACGGCGCAAGTGGCTTACACCAACATCATCATTAAGCGCGGTGGCGTGATGGTTTATACCGCGCAAGAAATGCGGCCAATTCACCGAGTACAAGGCCTGCCAGTGGGTGATTACTCCGCAGAGCTGATCGCAGTAGGCATGAATGGCGGCCAATCAGCGGTATCGACTATTGCGTTTAGTATTCAGCTGCCGCCATCGGTGATCGGGTGCGACATCCGCGCGGGAAATTGGGAAATTGGGTTAACGCCAAAACTTGCCACTCCTGGCGGATACGGAACACAGTTTGAGTTTTTCTATTACCGCTCACAGCTAACCACGCCAGAGGTGGAAGCTAAAGCGCAAAAACTCGGTACCGGCGCACAGTTAACGCACTCAGGCTTGCGCGCAGATACGCTGCACTACTACTGGATCCGAGCAATCAACGCCTACGGAAAAGGCGCATTCTACGCACTGCAAGCCAAAACCACCAAGGACGCAAATTCAATCCTTGATGTTGTGTCAGGCCAGATTGGCGCTGAGGCGCTAACTGATGAATTGAAGCAGGCTATTGAGCAAGCTGTAACGCCCGGCGAACTGGCAGCGGCAGTAAAAACAGAAACTGACGCTCGCGTTGGAGCTGATAGTGCACTGGCAAGCCAAATCAACACCGTGGCCGCATCAACAGCAAATAACGCAGCTGGGCTTAAAACTGAACAGCAAGCGCGTGCAGATGCGGACAGCGCATTAGGTAAGCGGGTGGATACAGTTTCCGCCACAGTGGGCAGCAATACAGCAGCTATTCAAACTGTGGCAACCGCAGGAACCACAAACAACGGACAAACCATGAATGCCATGTGGTCAACTCGCGCCAGCTTGAATGACATCGTTGGCGGGTTTGGTCTTATCGCTGAAAAAGATCCTGATGGTGCAACACGCATTAAATTCATTGTCGACGCAGACATTTTTGCAATCCTCGATCGCAGTGGTGGCAAGCGAAATCCTTTCGTAATCAAGGACGGCATCGTTTATATCAACAAAGCAATGATGGATAACGCAGAGATCGGGGAGGTTATTTCTAAATACATCAAGGTCGACAAGCTGGTTGGTACGCTGATCGAGGGAGGCTCATTCCGTGGCGGTGATTTGTGGCTTGGTGAGAATGTAAATGGCCCGTGGAGTGGACACGGTAAAAAATGGAATGCAGCAATTACTAGCGCTGGTGATGGATACTTTCAAAATCTAACCGGCAGAAACTGCAACCTAACCGGCACGATCAACGCCAACGCAGGCACCATGAACAACATTACGATTGCCGAGAATTGTAATGTGCTGGGGACGATTTATGCGAATAGGTTGGTTGGCGATGTTACTCGCGCTTATAATCTTGGGGCGACATCAGCCGGAGTTAGCAAGCCTCACCCAGAGTCACGAAGCATAAACATTCCTGCTGTTGGGCGCGTTAGCTACGTATCAATCCCTGCATTTGCAGTTTTTGGCGTGGTTAACTATGGTGACAGATCTGTACTTGCTACCGCATCAATCAGCGTTAACGGCAATGCCTTTGGTGTATCAGCATCAGGCGGATCAGCTGGTGCTACAGATATCGGATCTTGCAGCGTTCAAATTCCACCAAACACGCCAATCACTGTTTCGATAAGCGTTAGAGTTGCTGACGCGCAAAACACGTCTGGCAGGACAATGCCAGTCGTAGTGCTTCACCACTTTTAAAAACAAAGCCCCATCACGGGGCTTTTTTCTTCTTGCGCTTATTGACTCGAAACCGGCTTGCGTTCGTGTAATCGTGCTTAACAATGCTAGCGCCGTCACTTTTTGCCGCATCCACGAATACATCATTGATCGCCTGCTCAACCTCTTCCTCTTCCATTCCTAAGCGGTCCGCTATTTCATCCTCCATCATCCCTTTGGCAGCCATGATGTTGATTAGGCGCTTAGTGAAGTCGATCAGGTTGGCTTTCTTGGTTGCTAGCCGCTGTCCGCCGGTCGCCGTAAAGATCCGCCCATCAATAAACCGGTGCTCTTTCCCTTCCCAGTCTGAGCAGTATTTCTTTAACGTGCTCTCACCGCAGCCAGTTAGTAGCGCCAAATCTCGCCACGTTAGTCCGGTATCTTTTTTCAAGCTTGGTATGGTAGTAATGCTATTTCGGCTCATTTAATGCCCTTTTCGTCTATTAACTAAGACTACTTAACAATAATAGACCCTAATTGACATCTCGCCAAGCAATATCTAAACACACCCGCCAGCTTGCAGCATTCTGCTTTGGCAGTTGGGCGAATAGCTTTTCAGCGTGGGCGAGTCGGCGAAGATTTACCAATTTATGCCGCTTGCGCACATTAACGTAATGACTAAGATTAGGATCAATAAATGATTCATTTTTCACTTTGCGCCTCCGCATATAACTCTTTCGCTGTCTCAAACCACTGCTCACGCTCGCCTTTTGGCAAGCTAGCATCCATTGCCGCTTGCATCGCAAATCGTGCCGCCTGTAGATACTGATTCATAAATCACCTCTCTTATTTGATGTCGATAGTGTGCACCATGTAATCAGCAATGGCAAGAAAAAGCGATATCAAAAATATCTTGACGGATCGATGAGTGATAGATAAAGTGATATCAAATCAATCAGAGAGGTCACAACATGAAAAACAAAGTAAAACCAGTTCCAGCGCTAATTCGTATTCCAAATGAACTTAAAAAGCGCATCGAGATCCTAGCAAAGGATAACGGAATCAGCTTCAACCGGATGGTTAATCGCATCCTTGATCAGTCAACAAAGGGCAGGAAAAATGAGTATTGATCTATTCCGCCAGATCGTAAGCGTTAATGATGGCGAGGCTTTTACCACGTCCGGCCAGATTGCAGAAGTATTTGGTAAGCGGCATGACAACGTGATTCGCGCAATTGAAAATCTTGATTGTAGTAATGAATTCGCAAAACTCAATTATGAGGTTTGCTTTGAAAACAGCAACTTGCAGAACAATAAGCCTCTTAAGTATTACCGAATAACAAAGGACGGAATGGCGTTTCTTGTGATGGGATTCAAAGGAAAGGAGGCAGCAAAATTCAAAGAAGCTTACATCAATGCATTTAACTGGATGGCAGATAACATCCGCAAGCGTGAAGAGCTTGATCGTGAGATTAACGATTTCTCACGACGCGAGTCGCTATCCATATCTAGCGGCAGTTTTCATGGTCGAGGTTTGGCACAGCGCCGCATTGAAAAGCAAAAGCTGTCCGATGAACTCAAAGATCTGCAACAACGCATTCAAATGGTATTGCCGGCACTGGAGGCTAACTAATGGACACGCTAGATTACTTACAAGAAGCAACTGACATCATCCAACAGCAGCAAATCGCCGCCGCACGAGCCAATGTGCATCCGAGCAACGCAACTGGCTGCTGCTGGTATTGCGGTAAGTCAACGGACAGTAAGCGCCGCTGGTGTGATGCTGATTGTAGAGACGATTGGACTGCTGAAAATGAAAAATAACATTGGTTATGTGTTAGGAATGGTGCTGGTATTCTCTGCGCTAATTCTCGCAATGTTTTTCGTTATGAATGGGGTTATCAAATGAAACGCAAACTAACAACTGGCGCGACTATCGCGATCATGTTTTGGGTGGTGGCAACTATGGTTGCTGCTGGGTTGCTTTATCAGGTTGTGGCGGGGTGAGTTGTGGATTTCGTAGTAAGACAGATGCCAGCCACCGCTACAGCGGTACTATCAGCGCTAATGATCTATTACGATGTTCGTTTTGCTGGATGGACTTTAACTGTGGCATTCTTGATGTCGTGTTATGGAATGCTTTCAAACTTAATTCATGGCGAGTAAAACAAAGGGGCGTAATGCCCCTTTTATCTTTTATGCCGCTATCTACTTCTGCCCAGCCTGCTTTGCCAGAGTAATCGCCGCCAGCATCATTGCCGTCATTTGCTCGGCCTGCTGCAATGTAAACTTCTTCGTCATAAATGCCTTGCCGCCCATCTGCATTACCTGCTGTGTCAGCGATGCATACCCGCCGCCTACCTCTGCGTAGTGCTCGGCTTTCTTCGTGATCTCTTGCGAGACTTCTGCGACTGTGGGTGAGTTCATTTCGGCTCATCCTCTGGTTGTGGCTTTTTATCTTGCGTCGGTTTTGCTTGCGCTGCCTGCTGTGGATTTCCAAGGGTCATTCTGGCCTCGATGGTCTCTGGCCACTCAACCGACTCTTGCGCCTGCATTTGTGAATATGCGCCAAACATTGCCGCACAGAAATCAGTTTCAAACTGACCAGCGTCACACGAATAAACGTTGGCCTGCTGCCAGTCAGCTTCGGAGATCTGAGCTGGAATTATTGGAAGTCGCGCGGTGTGGAACCACTGAAAAAGCAAGCGCACAGGCTTTTCCCCTGGCTGCTTTTTAATTCCATGCAAGCAATACCAAAATACGTGCGGCTCAAAGAAGTTCAGCTCCATGTTGTCGGCGAATGACCACTCCATAACTGAGAGATTTGGCACGAACGGGAATGGTGTTTTGCTATCGCGGATCAGCGTCCATTTTTGGCCGTGTACGGTAATTTCCCTTGGTGGGATAAATCCATCAACTTGACGCAACCCAAGTTTCGGGATCTGTCGCGGCTGCTGGCCCATCATATGAGCTGGGATGCCTTGCTGAGACTGGCTGAGCATGTTCATTTGATTATTCACTGCAATTCCTCCGACTAAAAAGGGGCTTTCGCCCCTTTCATTTTAGCGCCATCCAGTTAGCGCCACCCTGCCAATGCTGTTTCAGTGAAAAAATTGGCGAGGATGTTTAAGAAGAACGACAAAATATAATTCCACATCAGTCATACTCCTTACACGTCATGGCGTGGTGAGCGCATAAGCAGGCCGCAGCGACATGAATCAGGTTTTCGGTGTAATAGTGATGATCTCCGCGCTCCTTTGCGGCATTCATCTCGCCGATCTCCATGTCAATTATCTTGCGATGCTTCTGCGGATCACCGTCGTACTGCGCCCAAGTTGGTGGCGGATTGTGCATTACGCGCTTAACTTCTTCAAAGTCACGATGATAGCGACCATGATGTTGCTCAGCGTCCTTGCCGGCGTAATGCTCTTTCTTTGACCATTTGGGCACGTAGTACCATTTCAGCATGATCAGCCCTCCCGTTTCTTGGCCTTAGTGGAGCGGCGAGCCGTAACCCGCCGCTCTGGGCTTAGGCCGCTGCTTTTGGCAGGTGAGCGATCACGGTGTTGATGATCTGCTGAGTCTGCGCAGCTTGTGATGCTTGCAGATAGTTCTGTGTTTCCAGAGTGCTGATCTTAGCTTTCGCATCGCACAGCTGAGTTTGCAGGTTTTCATACGCGTAGCGGTCAATCAATGCACGAGTGGCTTGACCTTCAGCCATAATGGTCTTTTGGGTTTCGCAGCAACACTCGGCCATCTGAGAACCCAGAGTCTGAGTTGCCAGACGAGCTTCGTAGCCGTTGGCTTGAACTACGGAGTTCAGGCCTGAGAATCCCTGTGACAGCGCGTTAGTGATTTGAGCTGTGTTATTTGCTGACTGGAATCCAACCTCGCACAGGCCCATTTGAGTTGCGTTGGCGCTGGTTAAGACACTGGTATTTACACCGTTCACGCCATTTACTACGGCCATCCCGACACCGTTGATTGACTGAGACAGATTACTCAAGTTGTCCAGAACAATGCCAGTATCAACAGCAGCAGCTACCGGCGCAGCTCCAGCGCCATACCCGCGACCACCAAAGCCATCACCAAACCAAGAACCAAACAGCGCACCAGCAAAAGCACCCAGTGCAGGGCCACCAACGCCAGAGTCGGTATTCACAGGCAGTAAATTCATAGAATCCATGATCATATCCTCTCGTTATAACGCCGCACATTTGCGACATAACAAGGATAGATCTTTGGATGGGGATTTTAATGCTGGGCGGGTAGCACTGGTCTATTAATAGACTGATACTGCGAATCATCCCAGACGATCTTTTCCGTAGTGATCTGCGATCCAGTTCTGTTGCAATTGTCGCATTTAACGCGCTGGTATTTTGTAGCGCCGTCACACTCTGGGTAGGAAATCGTCTTGAACACTTTAATCATCCCGCCACACTGACAACGTTTTCCGCGCTGAGCCATTAAAACCGCCTAATTAGATTAATAGTAATCAGCGTTGTGATAACGCCCTGCACGCACACGATGGCGGATTGCTTTAGTTGGCCAAGGCTAGCGAACTGATGCGGCGTGACCGTCAAGTGCATCACCAGCAGCGCAAACCCGACCATGAGTGTAGCGGCAATCAGCCGGTTATCTCGCCCTGATGATCCATCAAGCTTGCGAATAGCTAGAAGTATCATGAAGATATTCGACAGCATCACAATCACGTACAAAAAACCCGTCATTTTTTACCCCCTTTGTTAAGGTAGGGGATGAATTTTAAAATGATGGTCGGATCTTCCTTGATTCGTGCACGTAACTTTGCCAGCGCTTCCGCGATACCATCAATGATGAATGATCCGATTGCAATTGCGGCGTAAACCAACCAATCAGACAGCTCATTGGCAGAATAGAGCACAAATAAGAAAGAAAACAGTGTCGCGGCCAAAAATGACCGAATGATAGTTTTGAACGTTTGATCTTCTTGCGTATACAGCTTCGAGATGGCGACCGCAACCAATGCCACTATCCAATATGAGCCGTGCTCAGCAAGCAGCTTCTCTAATTCGTTCCGCATTGATGCTTATTTCGCATTGAAGCGCCCCTGTTGATGTTTTAGACATTATAACAGGGGCTTGTGAGGTGGGTTTTACTTGATGGATTTGCAGGTTGTTGGATCGGTTGCGCAGCGCTGGTCAAAACTGATCATGCGGCTGGTTGTCTGCTGGTCGGCGGCGATCTTGTAATCGATGTACTTGCCGATCAGGTATGTGCCGCAAACAAGCGTGACGATGCACATAATTAGCGCGGCCAGCTTTAGATTGTGATCCGTGACTTCGCAGACGTTGTGGGTTTCCATGTTAGTCGTCCTTTTCTTCTTCGTCGCAGTATTCGCAATCACAACCAAGATCTTCTATGGCGTGACACACGAGCGACAAACCGAAAACAATGAAACCGACATCGTTACCTTTGAGAGACAGCAAAAAAGCCATCGCCATAAGCCAGCTACTACCGCGAATCGTAAAGATATAATTAATCGCGCTTTTGATTTTACCCATCACTCACCATCCTCAAACATTCCAGCCACCGATTCAGCTGCAAAAATTTCAGCCTGTACTTGCTCTAACCATTGGACGAGATCTTCGCCGTGTATTTGTGGGATCATTTACAAACACCTCCATACTGAATTACAAAACCATTTCCGCTTACGTGCAGCTCAATTTCAGCCCATTCGTTATATTTAATCCAGCGATTAGGCTTACTTGTCTTTTTGAATCCCTGTGATTCAAGACGCAAAACGCACAGTTTGTGATCGTTGTAGCGCTCGCGGGTTGTTTTGAAGAACATTTTTACACCTATAACTTTAATTCTTCCGCTGTAAAAATTATCAGCAACATCATGATTTTTTAGCAACTCTCGCCTTGCATCATCCCAATTAATGCTCATAACGTTATCAGTCCAGCGTGCACCATTCGGTGATGGTTTGCACATAAAACGGCGCACTTTCTAAGCTCTGCGCGTATCGTTTTCATTGACTGCCTGCCCATCTTTGATGGCTCAAACTCTTTTTCATTTGGATCTAGATGGTGCAAATCAAGGCACACAGATTGCTTCTCACCGCAAACCTTACACCCGCACAGTGATTTATACCGCCTAATAAACTCTCTGCGCCTGCTTGTTGCCACTTGACCGGCCGATCTTGGAGCTTTATAACTTGGAGAATCCTTCCGTTGTTGAATTTTACATGCCTTGCACTTGTGAAGTCTTGTTGTTTTGCTCTTGTCTGCAAAGTAAAAATCTTCCAGCGGAAGCTCTTTTAAACACGCCTTGCACTGTCTTGTTTCGCACATCGACAACGCCTCGTTGTTGTTCCGAATGAGCACACTATAAGCCCACTAACACACCACGTCAACAACTAAGTGATAAAATTTGTTCAGTATTAAGAGGGGGTGTTATGCAACCATCGCAAGCGTGTTTTGATCTGGTGGCAAAATTTGAAGGTTTTCGCGCACACGCCTATCTGTGTCCTGCTGGTGTCTGGACGATTGGGTATGGATTTACTAAAGGCGTAAAAAAAGGCGACACGATCACGAAAGGTCAGGCCGATGCGCGACTTGCTCACGAACTGGATGATTTCGCTGACGACGTTAAAAAGCTGGTTAAGGTGCCGCTCAAGCAGTGCCAATTTGATGCGCTCGTGTCATTTGCATTTAACGTTGGCGTGGGTGCGTTGCGTGACTCGACGCTGTTGAAATTGCTCAATGCCGGAAATTATGCCGGAGCCGCCGACCAGTTCACTCGCTGGAATAAAGCTGGCGGTAAAGTTTTGCCCGGTTTAGTAACGCGCCGCGCCGCTGAAAAGGAGATGTTTTTGTCATGCTAAATCTACTATTCCGCCCAACCAAAGACGCCTACATGCAGTTAATCGCATTCGGTCGCGTGTTATGAATCGCGTAACGTTAATTCTATGCGCCGCACTAGCCTTGTGCGGCCTTTACGCATGGAATGTGACTGATAGCCTATCAGATGCTAAAAAACAGCTTAACGAGGCTGTGAGCGCGAATCAGCAACTGCGCGATAAAGTTGATAAAGTCACCGAATTGGACAGAAAAAACACGGAGGCATTGAAGAATGCGCGGGAAGAAAATGATCGGCTATCTGCTTCTGTCAATGCTGGCAATAAGCGGGTGTACGTCAAAGCCAGCTGTCCAAAATCCACCACCGCCAGCGTGGGCAATGCAACCGCCGCCGAACTTGATCCAGTCGCTAGACAAGATTATTTCCATCTCAGACAGCAATTGATCAATGTTCGACAGCAGGTTTTGGTGTTGCAGGATTACGTGAGGGATGTTTGTTTGAAGTAGCCGGATCAGTGTCCGGCTTTAATTTTACGAACGCAATCTAACAAATGTATCTTTAATCGCAATCCGTCCTGATTCATTCCAGTACCACTGCTCAACGTGCTTGTCGCTATGGTTGGACTTGCTTAACCTGTACTCGCCATGCTCAGGTTGTTTTAGATCATTCTGATTTGCTATGCGCCCGACCATTGCTGCTGTGCTTTCCAGCTCTTTTGCGATCTCTGTTGTTGTGTATAGCTTTTCTTCTACGCGGGGCAGTGGTATCACATCAAATCCAGCCACAGGGTTAACAAGATTTGCCGCGATAACCTGTTTTGATGAGTCACCCAAGTGAGGAAGAAACTCACATAACGCCTTAGCATTCTCAATTTGAAGGGCGATTGTTTGAGCCTTGTATTTATCATCGAGAGCTCGGCGTGCTGCATTGCTTCCAGACAGCTCGACAGCCCTATCAATGTCACCATTTTTAAGCGCCTGCATAGCCTTATAGACCTGCACTTCATACGATGGATCAATCCATCCTGCGTACTTCATGGCTACAAGCTCGACTGCCCAAGTACCAGATCTTCCACCCTTAACCTTTTTCAAAGCGGGAATTCCCGCTTCGGACTCCAAAGCCAAGAAGAATGATTTGTTCGATTCAACCCTTGCGAACTCGCTTGGCTTCTGGCTTTCCGTTGCTTTACCCTGAGCAACTGCGGCTCGATGCAA